CCTAAGAAAGAAGAACCACCCTTTACCATGTAAAGATAAAGAAACCCTTAAATGACTAACTAATTATTCAACATGACCAACCCATATCCCAAACCACGATGGGATCTTGAGAATGATGTAGTACGACTTGAACAAATGATTATTGTTTACGAACAAGAAATCGAACAACTGAAGATTGAAAAGGATGAATTGAAAAGGGAGATCCTTTTTCTTAAAAGACGTTTAAAAATAGAGGGAGACAAAGATGAAGAAGTATTTTGATAAGGTAGTGGCTTGGGATAAGGCACTCATCAAAAAGTGCCAAGATAAGTTTGGGTGGACTGACTATCAAGTAACATGCATTGCCTTTGCTAAAGGATTTGTTATTGGTGCGTTGATACTCTAACTGAGTCAGTGAGTCCACACTGAAATAGGCAAAAATTACTAGTCCATGCTATAAATATTGTAGTATGGGATTGAAGAATCATGCCCCTGACTCACTACACAGTTGGATATCACGACACAGAATTACATCATTATGAAATCTGTGAGTATGCAGTAGATGCATATCAAGCAATAAAAGACGCAAAAGAGGATGTTCCAGCATTAAAGGAGCATCCTTTTTTTATTGACTATTGCATAGTAGAATCATGAATAAAAATAAACATGAAATAATGTGGTGGATGAGCAGACTCACCATCATGGGAACATCTTTAAGTTTATCTTTCTGGTTAGCAGCACAAGCATATGCGTAAATAGTATGGTATAATAACCTTACTAAGTATTTAATTATGATTTTCTTATCAAGACCATCAGTATATAACTTACCTGGTACATGGGAGAAACAACCTGATGCTATTATTCCTCATCTAAATCTAACACCAGATCAAGGATTGATCCTATTCTTTGGATTACTTCTTTTAAGTTTAGTGGCATATGGAATTTATCTTACAGTGGGAGCAGGTAAAAAAGAATTAAGAGATCCTATAGATGAACATGCTAAGATGCATGAGTTAGGTATAGCTCATGGACATGGTGGTAGCAAGGAAGCATATACTATGTCAGGTAAATTAGAAAAGCATAGTCATCCATCAGACTTGTTAGGATGAGTACTGTACTGACAACATTACTAGTCATGTCTCCTCTTAACATGGGTCAGATGATTCAGGAAATAAGAGAATGGAAGAGTGAGCAGACTAGAACTCCTGTAGAAGACTCTATAAATAGAGCACTAGAGGATCTATGGGAGGATGAAGATGGGAGCAATGACACCACCATCAAGGAAGAGTTGTTACAACTTCAGGGTGACAGAAATCAATAGGGTATTGGATGGAGATACTATTGATGTTACAATTGATTTAGGTTTTGACCTATACAAGAAAGAACGTGTTAGAGTAGCAGGGGTGGATACACCTGAAAAACGTACTCGTAATTTGGAGGAAAAGGCTCTTGGTTTGGACGCAACTAAATGGCTTAAAGACAAACTCGAAGGTGCTATTAACGGTGCTGATGAGTTGTCTATTAGGACTGAACTTGTTGGTGGGGTCGGTAAATATGGTCGTCTTCTTGGGTGGCTTTATATCGGGGATTCAGACTTGTCGCTTAACGAACAAATGATTGATGAAGGTTATGCTTGGGCATATGATGGAGGAACAAAACAGAAAGATTTTGAAGAACTGCGTGAAATTCGTAGATCATTTGGGACACTAGCATGAATATTGATAAACACCATGATCCCTTTGGGCATCTAGAGCAAAAATTATTGGATGAGTTGAAATTCATATCACGTGATCTTGGTGGAACTTTCACTCAACTTTATTGCTCAGATCATTCAGGAACAAAGTGGAAAAAAATAGTTATTGAGTATGATAGGGAGGAAAAATAATGGACATACAAAAAGCAGCATCAATCACAACAGCAACAGCAGTTCTAGGAACTGGTGCATTTGTTGGTGGCAATCATCAGATAGATAAGATGCAAGGTGGTCCACAGAAAAGAGAGGATGAGCGTATAGAGCAGATACGTCAGGTGGTGAGAGAAGAAGTATACATACAATTAATTAATGCTTGGCCAAAGACTAGTGGACCTGTGAAAGGTCTTAAAGATCCCAAAAAAGATTATAGAAAGGAGGTTCCTAAATGATTTTATCAGTGTTGAATGTTGTAGAGGCTTGGAATGAGATCTCATGGGCAGATGCTATTCCATTTACTTTAGTATTGATTGGACTTTACTGGGTTAAAGTTAAGATTGATACATCTGCTGGTCTAGGTAGAAAGAAAAGTAGACAGTTGAAAAAGATTATTAAAGAAGCAATTCAAGAGACAAAATGATACCTGGTATTGATAATATCATTATTAATGGTAATCAGATACCTATCATTGACATTGGTAATAATACCATAAGATATGTTGGTGTAACAAATGTAAGAAATATTGCTGATGTTAGAGTGTTTATGAATAATGCTCCAACAGTAATTCCACCAACAGTTCCTGTCACCATGCAGGTAGGAACTCCTGTGGTCAATATGCCTGGTTGTGTAAAGGTTCATAAGGAGAACGCAAAGAATCCACAGAATAGAAATAAGATGCTGGTGGATGATGATCCTAAAGGTAATACAGTATTGTGCGATGCTGGTGCTCCTTACTATGAACCAGCAGAGTATGATTATAGGGACTTGACTTGGCAAACAATAACTCAAGAACCACCAGAACCAGAGGGTATAGATGCTGGAGAACCACCTACACCAGAATTTGATACTCCAGAACCTCCTGTAACACCACCACAAACTGCTGAAGATGTAGAATGCCCTCCACCTAACGCAAGGAGGATTGGAGACTTAAATCAGGCAGGTACAGAGAAGGTTGTTGGATATGAATTAACTCCAGATGGTAAGATATGTGAGACACAATGGGAAGCAATTGGTTTTACTGAACAATATCTACCCAGTGTTCCTGTTGTATCTACTACTGCTACTATTGCTTTGGTTGCTACTTCATCTGCCCTACTTGCCAAACCCCTAGCAGATTTGCTCCTGAAGATTGTGAAACCTGCTGTGAAGAAGATTGTTGCAAAGGTAAAGAAGATAATGGGGAAGAAGGAGAAGGTTCAATCTGTTCAGGAGAGGAGGATGGCTCAGAGGGATAGGAATCAAGCAATACAGACTCTGAAGAAGGCTGTGAAGAAGTAGGAGTCCACTTTGGTTGTGGTATCTGGTGTTCATGTGGTATTATCTTTCCACCAGGTGCAGTAACAACTACATCAGCACATATTGAATAGTAAGGTGATTTAGGATGGAACATTATACCATCCTTTTTTAATTGGCCACAATTTTTGAGACGAGCTATTTCAAAGTCTAATCTTTTATTGGCAACTGTTTGAGTGGCAAGTGCAATCTGTTGGTCTGCAGCTTGAATACATTGTTTTTGTAGTCTCCTATTAAGTGGTAATGATAGTGTGGCAGAAAGACCTACATTAAATGATTGGTTTGCTCTCATGTCAGTACGCACTGGTTTAAACCATGTGGGTGTCATTTCTCCACCATCACCAAGAACATCAGGGACACCATCAGGAGCATCTACATCTACTTCTATTTGTATATCTGATCCATCAGGAAACCATCTTTGAGTATCTCCATTGTCATCTACATATGTTCTATCATCATACCATTCTTCCCAAGGGTAATTCTTTACACTGACTGTTTGTTTGACAGTCTTACCCTCTACATCTGTTAGATTATATTGTGGTTCATTATAGAAATCCTCCCAAGGATCTTTTCTACTATCTGCAAACTGCACATAGGGTGTAAGGTTAAAGGTACTACCCTGACACTGCACACCACCACCATAGGTATTAGTGATGTATGGACCTTGTAATACTTGTATAGCCTGGTTCGTTACTGAGCCGCTACTATTGGCTATAGGATTAGCAGTGGCACTGACTCCACCTACTCCTTGTGCTAAAGAAACTGTGGGTGATAGTAATGATAGTACTAATGTACTTACTGAGTAAATGTACTTGTTGTGTCTGTGACACTTTTTATTTCTGTTACGCGCTGTATGACTGTTTGATTTGTGACTCCTGGTCCAGAATAACTTTGAGTAAATTGAAAGGCTGCTCCAGGTTCGTGGATTGTGAAGTTGTTGACTGTTGAGAAGTCTAAAGTATCGAAGGAAGATGTTACTGTTCCTGTTACTGCTCCTGTTCCATCTTCTCCTACTGCTGGATTCACTGTTACTGTTGATGTGCTCACATTGGGGTTGAGTGCTGCTCCATTGTTGTCTACACCTACCCCCGTCACGCTGTACTCCCATCCTGTCCTCATATCAATTGAATGTATCGTCTCTGTGACTGTGGATTCAGTCTCAGTGTGGCTAGTCATAGATCCCTGTTGAAAATTTGGGACCACGGGAACTGCTCTTGCAGATCCCGCACTACCTAATATCACTAGTATAGTAGTTATAAGCCTTTTCATGCTTACTA